ATACGGATCGTACTTCAAGCATTTCATGACGACATGCAAAAGCCCGGGCACGTTTTGCGCCCTGTTTGCGCGGTGGTGCCAGATCATCAGGGCGATCAGCTTGAACAGTGACACCTGCCAGACGACACCCAGAAAACACGCGGCGAGGACGGCATATATCAGGACCGGGACATCCAATGTGATTTCCGCAGGGGTCCGGGATGCGGCGGCCCCGGCAAAGCACCAAAAGGCGACGGCCGTGGGCATGGTATAGAACGGGAAGAAGAACATCGCGGATACAAGCATCGATGCCAGGCCGCCGGAAAGGCAGGGATCCGCAGACCAGGGGAGATGCACCAGGAACACGCCGAACAGGATCAGGCCGGCAAGCCCGGTTTCCACTCCTATTTCGAGGTAATCGTTATGAATCCGGTCGGTGGGTGCGGAGGATTTCTTACCCAGACTTTCGGACTCGGCCGCGAGGTCCCGGTGGGCGTAATACTGCTCAACGCGAAAGGACCGCAACCCCCACCCGAACAATGGGCGTTGCCGGATCAGTTTCAGCGCATTCAAAAAAAATGAGATCCGGGCCGTGCCACTGCTTTCGAGCGGCGATCCCTTTGCCTTGAGCAGTTTAGTCATAAAGGCAACCCCTCCGGCAATCAGCAGTATTGCCATTTCAAAGAGGAACCCGTTCAAGTAACAGAACAAGGCCAGGCCGCCGGAGCACCCGACCCAGGCCGCCCGGCATTTTGTCAGGACCAGGCATATTGCGACCAGGGACAAGGGCGCATAAAACCATGGACTGACATTCTCCGACAACCATAGGCCGGCAAAAAAGACCACGGCCAGGTAGACCCCGAAAAAATTCGTATTGCCGAACATGCCGGACGGCATGGTCACCAGTTGAAGCCCATCGATCTCGATGACATGGCCGTGACGTCTTTCGGAATATGCCTGATACAATGCCATGGGCGTCATGAGCACGGCCGGCGCAAAGAGGGCCAACATCATGCCGTCCGTATTGACGCGGCCGGCCGCAAAATACAGCACGAGGCATCCGGCCCAGACGACTCCGTCTGACAGTGCCTCTCGCGCATTCGTGGCCCATGCACAGGACATAACTGTGCAAACTCCGAATCCGGCAACCCAAAGATCGGGCATGTGGAGCACGGATGATCCATCACCATAAAAAAGCCTGGTTGACACGACATATAATAGGACCGTTGCAGATCCCAGTGCGAACAGGTAATGTCTGGCCTCGTGCGGTTGGTAGAGATTAACCAGGGGGAGGATAACCGCGCAAAAAATGATGTAATAGATTTCCACACTCTCCGACTCCTTGCTGTTAAGGTCCCCCGTTTTACCGGGGGACCGGAGAAGGTTGTGATACTGGTTACCTTGGCAACAGAGACGGAAAAATATCGAGCGCACCGGATGCGGAATCATCGTCGGTCTTGAGAACCGCCTTGGTGTATCTGTACGCATCGGATGGCAGGACATACCGGCCGAACACGGTGCCGGCGGCGTAAGGCCCTGTCGGGGCCGCCGCGCCCAGTTTGGTCGGCCATGCCCGGAAACTGCACGCCCGGCACAGTGTCTGGAAATAGGCCGCGGCATTCGTGGTGGCGTGGAGGATCCACACCTCGAGCAGGGCCGTGATATAGTGGAAACTCACCGCGGTATTCACCTGGGTGATGATCTCGATGCCGCCCATGGCCCCGGAATGCTGTTGGGCACCCTCATCTCCGACTTCCGTGGCATTCGCCGGGATGGTTTGGGCCGAGGCATAGTATTCGCCATATGCCCTTTGAATGTGGTCGTATGCTTCTCCCATGATAATATCTCCTTTCAAATAACGCTTTTTGTTATGGGTTGCCCTTCACCCTTCAACCAACCCGGGTCATTAAACCGAAATCGCCTCCTCGGTGCCGTTGAGGAAATTGTAGCTCGGCACGATGGGGATGGACTGATACGCGTCGTACAACGTATTTAGATCCTTATCCCTCACGCTCATAAACACCTTTTCCTCCTTGTACCCGTTGATCAGGTTTTTGCACTTAGGATGCATGAACAGGAAGGTGTTTGCCGGTGTCCCGCGCACATTGGCGATCAGGTCATCGAGTTGCGCCTCGGTCGGGATCTTGCCCGAATAGATATTGACGATGGCGTGAACGGTGTATGTACTCGCGATCTGGATCCCGAAATACCCCTTGAGACGAATACCGTAGACCAGGATGCCGCTCGAGTTTTTGTACACGTTGCCGCCGTTGATCGGCAGGGTGTGGAGCATCGCGCCCTGCTTGAACCCCTCGGGCGAGTAATACCCGTATGTCACGCCCTCCTCGAAACGGACGGCCAGGATGGTGTAGCATGTGTCCTCGGTCCCGGCCGCGTCGATGAGCAGTGAATTGTCGATACAATACTGGCGAAGGCAGTCATACAGGATGGCAACCTCGCTCGTCATGCCGGATTTCTTGAGCACGGGTCCCATCCGGTCCGCGAAATATTTCTCCTTGCCGCCGTACATTTTCGCCTTATCCTCGCCGCACTCCATCTCGCCGCCCATGACACTCAGATCGAACTTCTTGAGTTCACTGGTGACATTCAGAGTGGTGAGTGCCGCGTCCATATCCCCGAAGGCCGCGCCTGTCACGGACTCGACTTCCTCGTACATGTTCCACAGGCCGTGGGATGCCTCGGCGAACGGGATAATATCGAGGATCGGGGCCTCTTCGGTGATGCTGTCAACCATCTTGGGTTGTTTTTTCGCATACATGATGCTGAGTTCTTTAAGTGTAGGCATGATCTATTCTCCTTTGTCTCCCTTTTTAAAGACCTCTTTCATGAATTCTTCGCCTGTCAGATCTTCCTTCTTGCCTTTTGGCGATCCTCCGGTATCGAACGGATCCTCGGAGATCACCTGAGATACCGCGAACAGAATTCTTGCCAGGCGGGAATCATGAGCATAGTGGTCTGATAGAATCTTGATGTCTTCTTCTCCCATGCCGGCAGATTTTGCCACTGTGACAAGGGCTTTATTTAGGGCATTCTTGTTTGATTCATATTTGTCCGGACCCCACGTGGTCTTGAGTTCATTGACCGCGTCCTCGGCGGCCTTCTCATCCGCCGCCGCCTGGGCCTCGACCTGTTTAAATATGAAATTATTGAAGCCCTTGGTCAAAATGTCCGCTTGTTCCTGCGTTGCATGGGCCTCATGTAAAATCGGACGAAAATACGACATAGCCTCATCAGACAGTTCAACGCCTTCCTGCTCCGGGTCCGGGAACGTGTAGTCATCCGGGGATTCCGGCACAACGGGCACCTTGGTCCGGAGGTTCACCATGCCCTTGGCCAGGTCCTCGACACTGTCGAAGTCTTTTAAGGCCTCACGATTCTCTTCAGTGTCGAATTCTGGCGACAGGGTTTCTTTCCACGGTTTCTGTGCATCTATTAATTTCAGATGCAACCTGGCCAGATCCTCTGTGCTCTGTATCCCCTGGAGTACTTCATTCCCCAACAGGTCATCCGGAAGACCTTCCATCCAATTTTCCATGATATTCTCCTTTTGGTTTCTGCCGCCTGGCCGCCTTCGTGTTATCGTGCGTCGGTCAGCAATTTTTTTATTGTTTTTGGGTTTGGATCCTTGTCCTGGCCTTCAGTTTCTCCGACTTTTCAGCCAAAAGCCGGGCATATATCGCGGGGTCCGCCTCGATAATTTTGTTTTCAATAATATGGCCGATATCCTGCTGACCACTGTTATAAAAAGTCTGCGAGTTGCCGGTAAACACACTTGTTCCGGTCTTGCATATGCCGAAGATCCAGTTGAGCACACGGCCGCCGGCCTCCGATCCAAAGACATCGCGCAGATCCTGCATCAGGGCCGCGTATTTCATCCCGCTGAGATCCTCGGCCTTCTTTCGTTTCTCGGCCTCTTCCTTGAAAAACGGGCTATTCTTCAACGATCGGTTCCTCCTGTGCGCCTGTCACATCGGTTAACGCGTTCTTTCCGGACGTATCCGTCTTACTCATCTCCTTGGCGGCACCTATGGCCGTCAAAATGCCGGCCTGTTGCTCCTGTTGGGCCGCGGCCTGGGCCTTTGCCGCCCTGATGGGTGCCACTTCATCCTCACCCCGGTTGATTTTCGGGGGCACGCCCAGGAGGTCGGCGATCTCGTCAATAGCCTGGTCCGCGTCAAACTTATCGGCGGCATTCTGATCGATTCCCGCGGCCGCGCCCACAAACTGCATGTACCCATAGACGCTTTCGGTACACGCGATCTTCTGGGCAATGGCCAACTGCGACACAAATTCTATCTCGAGGGTCGCCGCGCTCAATTCGCGGGGTGGTTCCGGGAAATAATTTTCGTCCAGGGCCAGTTCGTATGTCCTGATGATGGCCGGCTCAAAATATTCGTCCTGTTGAGCGGTCACCACCGGGCCGAGCAGGATGACCTTTTCCGACTTTCGTTCCAGGATTTCCGTGGCCGTGGCGTTGGGGTGGTTGAGAATGAAGAGGAACAGGTCATTGAAATAACCCCTGGATATCCGTTGCTCCACCTGGCGGATTTTTTCTTCGACGCCGCGGATATTGTAGTCGATCTGGTACAGTGCCTTGATCGTGTCCATTCGTGCGGCCGCAGGGGCCACGTTATAACCTCCTGCGGATACATCTATGTTTTCCGAAAATTCCGGCGGCCCGACAACGGGCGGGTCCACGGTTTTGTACAGGGCGTTCAGACTTGTCTTCTCCATCTCCTGGAGACTCATGGCGGATCCGAGCATCATGCCGCCGATCCCGCGGCCGTACGTCTCCTCGGCAAGCCTCGAAAACCTGGGAGTGAAAAACGGTTTCGTCTTAAATCCGGCCTTTCGCAGGATCCTGCCTTCGGACGACGGATCGATATATACGGACCGGTATTTCATGTGCCCCTTGTCCATGTGCCGGGCGTCATAGTCCGGGTTCCGCTCGATGAAGTGTATGATTGAAAACCACTCGTAGGGATTTTTGGAATAAGCCTTTTTGATCTTCATGGACACGTTATTAAACCCGAATGTTTCCACGATCTGCCGTGCCGTTCGAAAATAACGCCGGCCCATGGTGTCGGGTTCGCCGCGGGAGTCGTTTGCGAGGACGTATTGCCCCGCGGGGACCATGTGGTAATATGCGAGAATGTCTTCGTCACTTAACGCGAGTTGAACCGCGCCGCCGAAACCGATCTCCTCCTCGTACAAGGGATACAGGGCACTGTAGAAATTACTCCGATGGAAAATGCTGTTCAATCCTCTCTGGATTGTATTCAGATGCTGTTTGACGGGGCCGTATTTCTGGAGGTCCTTGTCCGTGATGCCGATCCGGAACCATTCGGAGGCGGGAGAGGACAGACCCCATATCATTCCGGAGACGGTGGTCCTGGCCGCCAGGGCCGTGCTCTCGTTCATGATATCGTCCCACCGGTCTTCCCCATGATCAGGATCTGGACTCACGGACGGGTACTTCCCGCGGCCGGGGATCTCGAACTTCATGATGTTGATATTGCGATTATCCCAGTACAAGCGGTTCTGTTCCAGGTGTTGCATGTACCGGATGTATTTTTTAGCCTCTGTTTCAGCCATATCATTCACCTAATAGCTTTTTCTTTGCCACGGGTGCGTCTTCATCAAGCCCCAGGGCGGGGGTCAGTTTCATCTTTTCCTGTCCGAACTTAGACAGGGCACGACGCCGGGCCTCCGCCTTTTTTGCATTCGTGTCATCTTCCGTCGGCAGACTGTCAGACGGGCCGATAATCGATCCACCACTTTTTCTACTTGCACGATAACTCATATACGCGGATCCGGCCGCGGCAACGGCCTGGATAATCATTCCAACAACGCCGGCTACTGGTGCCATATATTTTCTCCCTATAAAGTCATAACCGATAACGCCAGTTTTGTTGGTTCCGGAAACCCGAAATAGCCCACCAAACGCGGCCACTTGGGATCATCCAACTTGTCTGTCTGCGCCACGATATAAACCATTCCTTTTTCACGGCACATGTCCACGATCTCCTGCCATTCCTCTTTCATCAACTTCAGAATATTAGGGGTCCATCGATTGATATCGATATGAACCACGGCCGTTTCGTGAATGTAAGCAATGGCCAGGTGTGCGTATGGCCCGTGCTCGTCATATCCCTGGATCCACACGAAAGGTTCGACGAAATGCCGGAAACATTCCGGCCTGTTTTCGAGCACCATCATCGGCATTATGCGTGCCCCCGCAACCTGGCCATGACGTCGGTGGTCTTAGCCTTCCTTGGACCCGCAGGGCTGTCCGCCGGCCTCACCGGCCCGATGTCTTCCATCCTGGACATCATGTCCAAAAGGTCATCATGGATCACGAACGGGAAAAAAACGTATTCTTCATCAATGAAGACCTGGACCAGGTCCTCGCCGTCGCGGATGAGACGCCTGGGAAGGTAAAATGTGCCGTTCTTGAACCGCGGCACCAGGCGGAGGATCCGGTCGCCCTTACTCAACTGATTGCCGCCCAGGGGTGTGATCATGAAATACGTCCCCTCGTCTTTCTGTTTCTCCTCGAAATAGTTGATGTCCGCGTCCTTCCCGTATTTCTCATAACCCACGGCCTGGATAGGTTGATTGTCAAGCCACATGTTCCGGAGGGCCTCCCATCGTTCGCCGAGGGATAACTTCTGACGGACCGCGTCCTCTAAGAACCAGTTGCCGTACGGGTCCACGCTGATAACGCCAAGGGTCGTGTAATCATTCTGCTTGCGCTTTTCATTGGCGGGATCGCCCAGGAGATATTTATTCCGGATCGCCGGCAGGATATCGTAGTACCGGACCCATTCCGGCTTAAACTTCTGCTCTTCACTGGCAACCGGGTTGAGCAACTGTTGACATGCGAATATGTAAGGCCCTTGTTTCTGCCGGAGTTCGTTCAAGCGTTTCTGGCTTAGTAGTACCGGCCGGCCCTGCGGGGTGCCGTCGTGCGTGGCGGGTTTAATGCGGACCTTATAGATTCGTTGCTTTCGTAAATGGGCGTAGAGATCCGCGAAATGATAATGGGTGCCGGCGATCCTGGCCGTGCCGCCGTCGGTTCCCAGTGATTCGGATGTCTCGTATGCATCGAGCACCTTCTGGATCTGATCCGGGGTGGTGACTGATTCTTTAGTGACGACGTCATCGTAGATTCTGACGGTGAAATGTTTAGACGTCGGTTGCCCGTCCACCATGCCCCAGGCCTCGATCGAGGCCTCCTTGCTGTTGCTCTTGCGACGCACGGTGATGCCGTCGTCCTCAGACCATTTCGGGGCCTGGGTCCTGGGGGTCCGCCAGAAGATATCCGGGAACCACTTGACGACCGGGACCTCTTTGTTCTCCAGGGTCTGCTTGATTTGCCTGAGAAACCCTTTGGCAATAGGCCGGGTATGAGAGAAGATCCCGATGCGTTCCTCGGGGTTGTTTATGATCTCCTGGATCGGCAGGGCATAGGTGATGATCGTGCTCTTATAATGCTCCCTGGCCCAGAGATCGACAGTATCGACATGATCCCGTTCGACCTCGCGGATACATTCGATAATAAATGGATCATTCACATCGGTGCGTTCGAGGCCGAAATACAAAAGGAAGAAGAGATCGTTTCTGCAAAGCTCACGATAGGTTGGCACGGCCTCGATTTCGCCGGCCGCGATACTCCGGAAGATTGCCGGGTAATCGTACTTATAAACGACACCTTTGATCGGAGTGAATTCAACCATCAGTGAATACTTTCCTCTTTTAAGGCCTCGGCCTTGAGTTCGTCGGCCTCCGACCGGAACTTGTCCAGGTCTACGGGGTCCAGGCCGGATCCGCCACCGTGCGGATCCCCGAGGGACCTGGCCAGTTTCATATCGATGACCCGGGCCGCTTTAATGGCATATTCGGATCTATCCTTGACGGAATGACCGGAGACAACCTTCTTGCCGTCGATCATGTCCTCGCGGTATTCGTTACGCATTTCATTCATCAAAAAGAGTTGGATCTCCTCGATGCACTCGAGATCCGTCTCAAGCTTTTCCTTGGCATGTTGGTTGAGACGTTCCTGGATCTCGCCGCGGAGTTGGTCCCGGCGGGGTTGGAGATATCTGGCCACGGAGGATTTAGTGATGACGTCCTGGCCCTTGAGGGCGGCCGTGAGGATCTCGGCGATCTCTTCGACCGTCTTCCCCTGGTTAAAGGCGAGTGCCTCGACTCTGGCCTCGAAACCGTATTTTTCTATCTTGGATTTCCCTGGCATATCAATTACCGCGAGTTAATGGCACGGGCCTGACGTTTGGCCATTTTCTGCGATCGATGGCCCCGGCCGTCCACCGGGGTGCCGGCACGGTTCCTGGCCAGGCGTCCGGTGGCCTTTTCCACGACCCGGAATTTTCCCGCGCGTTTACGTACGACAACAGGCACCTCAGTCTCCTTTTATGCGGGGCCAGGCCAGGAGTCTTTAGTGCGCCGAAACGTCGAACCCGGATGAACCCTGGCCCCTCGCTCGAGTATTTAAGGTTGGCCCGGATCCGGGCCAGGAGGTTACCCGGACCCGGGAGTGGCAAGAAACAAAAAACGAGAAACACATGATAAATTATACGTGAATTTTACGGCCTGGAGATCATTCGGACATTTTAGGGATGTCTTTATAGGAAGGACATTTTGATAGGGAAAATAGACGTTGACACGGTAAATCAGGATAAAAGGGAAAATGAGGCTGAAAAGGCAAGGTTAAAGGCCTTACGCGACCTGAGAAGGCCATGAGTTATCACAGGATCAGTCCCGGGGTGGGATCCCGGGCACTGATCATTTAGATTCTATAGAAGGCCAATCCCGGATAAACTGGCGCATTTGTTCAACCTCGACGGCCCATCCCCCGCGGATTTTCTTTATGGGCGATCCGGGTTGTTTACTGAGGGTGTAGAAGAAATTTTTTGAGATCCCATACTTCTTACAGATCTCATCACGCTTGAAAATAACGCCTGTTTCCATTTATATAAACCTCCTTTTTATGTCCCTTGAAAATCAAAAAGCCTTAAATTCTCAAGGGACATAATTGCGGATGGTTACGCCTCTCGGACTTGAACCGTATGACGCCGCCACTCACAACCGCCAACCATCCGCGCCAAAATTTTCGCCGCGCCCCCCAGTGAAAAACAAAAACGACCAGGGTGGTGGGATAGGTAAAAATTTAAACGCATGTGCTGATGCACTCACAATCGCATGGGCCCCCCGCGCAATTTCCGGGGGGTGGGGGGGGTCCCCAGGAAAAACCCGAAAAAAGGTTTTCCGGCCGGCCGGCCATCGGCCGGGGCCAGGTTCGCGCAAAAGACGGGTGATTATCCTTTTTCTAATCCGGCCAGACGCCTGGAAATCACTGTAAACGCGGACCAGGAAAACGCCATTTAGTTTACATAATGGTCTTTATCGTACATCTGCTCCGATGGACATAATTGAAAACCGGAGATTTCTGGCAGGATCCGGAGGCGATCGGCACCTAAAATCACCCAAAAGTGTCTCACGGACAAAAACCCCTAATTCCCGCTCAGTGACCGTAATCGGCCGAAAATACCCGTAATCCGGATCGAACCATTCCGGCCACTCCGGAATATCGAGAAAATCGTCGATTTCAGCCGATAATCGAGATAAATCACAAATTAACATGTCATTCACCGATTATTTCCCGGGCCTCCCCTTTCAAAAAAAAACAAAGACCAGTTTGTTTCTTTTGGTCGGCCTGGCAGACCGGCAAAGTGGGATCCCGGCCGCGGCCGGCCGCGCGAGTGCCCGGATTTAACCCGTCTTCACCCATCTTCACCCGAAATGAATCCGAAACAAACAACCGAACCTGGCGGACCTCGATTTTTCACAGGTCCCGGACGGCCGGCGATTCTGAAAGAAACTTTTAGCCGGCCTTCCAGGTTTCTTTCAAAATCCTTTTATCTTAACATCCTGTTTTGTTTGATTTTTATAGTAAGATTGAAAGCTGAAAGCAAATTCCCCTTCCCCTTTTTATCTTTACTAATGCTATATTTACCGAAAAAAAATAGTAGAGAATATATAAAAGGGAAAAGAATTTTTCTTTCAGTCTTTCAATCAGGCCTTTATGAAACCTCCGCGTCTGATCTATTTAAACTGGGAAGGGGCGCGGCGGAGGCCGGCCGACAGAACTCTCCCCATTTTCATTGTCCATGTCATTCTTTACATTGCCTCCAGTTTGTATTCCAGGTTAATCCAGTGTATTCGTCTTGTATCACCGAATGGTCCCTTCTTAACGCCTTCGGCCGCGAAATACCTCTCAAGCCTCGAATTAAAGTTCCGGCGGTTCAAAGGGTTGTGCCCGACGCTCTTACACCATCTAACATATTTTTCGTACACTTCCTGGACCTGGAGGGCGGATTTTCTGTCCGGTGGGACGGCCTCGAGGGTTTCCTGGAAAAACTCCGTGGCCGGATCCAGTGCCTCAAAAAACACTTCAGTCTCTTCTCGGACTTTACCCCCGACGACGAATTTATTTTGACTCATGATCTTTTCCAGGCCCATCAGGGACCACATGAACACAGCATCCCTACACCGGACAAGTTTGCGCTTGAGAAGGGGATCCGCGTTGACACCCTGCTCGAACTTCTGGTTTAGGTTGACCACCAGGAGTCGCCGCTTAAAGCCGTAAGAGGTGTCCGGAATAATAGGCAAGTTGTTCATGCTGATGACGAATTTTACATAGGGTTCATATTCGTACTTGTCGCCGTATTTACGTTCCACAGTGAGTTTTTCTCCGGAGACTATCTTCTTAAAGAGTTCCGTCTCGATCCCTTTCCGGTGACTAAGCTCGGTGATCTCATTCAATAGTTTGCCCTGCAGGAAATACAGGCTAAACCTGGGATCCGCGATGTGCTCCATGGTCAGGCTTGAACAGTTGTCATTCCCAAGCATTTCCCGGAGCATATGGACCAAAGTTCCTTTGCCGTTGCCGCCTTCACCCTTTAAGAATAAAGCCTTTTCATATCGGCAGTCCTGCAGTAGGCAATAGCCAAAGAATTGCTGAATGATGGATTTCTTATCTTCCTCTCCCGGACATATCGCCTCGAGGAAGTCCAACCAGGGCGTCACCTCTTCCTCATAATGTTCCCATCCGTATTTACATGGCAATTGCGACACCGACAGATACTTGGGATCATGCGGCTTCAGTTTCCCCGTCTCGATGTCTACCATGCCGTTAAGGCAATTGATCTGGTTGTTCCAGGCCGGCCATTCCTCGTGCTCTTTATTGACCAGGCCTCGGAGGAGATCGATGGTGCCGCGGAGGTAGGTGGGTTGGATCGCATCGTCCAGGGCATTGACCGCGATCTTCATTAGATTGAAGTGGCTGAATCGTTTCCAGACGCCTCCACTGTAATGCCAAAAGACATCACTCGTGTGGATGATATTCTGGAGATAGGCCGCATAATAGAAGGCCATGCGGCGGGGGATAAAGGCCACTTTGCCCTGCATGTTTTTCCGAAAGAATTCGCGCGGGTCAATTTTATTCGGAGGGGGAACGGCCGGGGAATCGAGCACGCCGGCCGGCGGTTCGTAATCGATGATTATCTTATCCAGAATCCCGGATCCCATCTCCTGGGTGGTTATCGACTCCGATCGTTTCTCTGACTTTGCTTTCTTAAAATGAGGATCATATCCGCTCATGTACGGGGCCAGGCTTTGGTCCTTAGAGATCCAGTACCGGGCCTCTTTCCATGTGTGGTTGCATGATTGGTGAGAGCAGTGATAGATCAAGGGACTCCCTGGAGTCCGCTGAATATATGCGTCATTTTTGCCGTGAGAAGGATCAAACAAGCAATGATCGAGCCGGTAAAGGGTTCGATCGCCGCGGTGTTTTACGTTAAAAGTGATCCCATGGGCCGTTAAATACTTCTCTACGTCAAATTCGCCCAGATCGGTCTCCTGAGACGCACGAGGTTGCGACTTTTGGCTCTTGTCTGACCTTTGGTATTCGTCTTCTGTCTCGGCATCTTTCGGTGCCATGACGGCCAGTGCTTTTCTCAATTTTTCATCGGCACCGATCACCTGACTATGATCCGGTGTGGTCTTCAGAAATTTCCTTTCGATGTAACTCTTCCGGTGCGGCCGCAGATCCGTGTGATCACCCTTCCGGGCCGATGTTCCATACAGTTTCCAGATCCGGGCGGGGTTGAAGACGGATATATCGACGTCTACTTCCTTGCTCCCGAACTTATGGGCCAGGGCGAGGAGACATTGCTTAATTTCCTGCGGTCCCGGGTCGTCACTGACATTGTCGCGGTTCTTTATTTCTATAGCCGGGTCAAGCTTGAAAACCAAGTGAGCACCGTTCCCGGACACCGCGGGGATCCCGGGCGGCCACTTCAGTTCGTTCACGAGGTATTTATAGATTTTATTCCGGAGTGTGATTGCTTTCTTGAGTTCATCGTCGGTGGACGATATCCCGGACGGCCGTTTTGGATCCAGATCGATGGGTAACCATCGAATAAACGCGATTTCCTTGTCTGAAGTGGTGACGGTCTTTGCGCCGGCGGCCTTGAGACGATTCGCCGCCCGGGCCAGGAGATCGGGGAGGCACGGGTTTAAAGTGAAGTAGATGCCCGGGGCCTTTGCCTTCTCCAGGGCCGTGGCGGCCTCTGCGAATGATTCCGGGTTGTCAAAGTATCCATATACGATCCCGGTCCCGCCGGCCCATCCTTCCCATGCCTTGTTGGTCTTCGAGAGTCCGTAGGCCCGGATTTCGACTACTTCCCCGGGCGTGAAAAAGAGGTTGTAGACCTCCTGGAATTTCATCCTCCACCTCCACCGCATTAACTACGCATTAGTAACCCGATAGCATCTCGTACAGACACGAACATGATCGACGCCGATGTATAAATTCATCCCGCCTGGAGAGATTTGCACGGGGAATTCAACCGGCACTTTTACCCATTGATGCTTTTTGCACAGTGGGATCTCACCGTATTTTTTGGGTATGATCGGAGGGTCTAGTTTCTTGCCGGACATTGCACATACCCCCATATATTGTGGTCTGTCGATTCAAATTCGTTTTATCGACAGACCTTGTTAAACTAAGTTGAGTTCAGTTTATTATACCGTCACCGAGGCCTCGATCGAGGCCATGGGCATGAGCTCTTCGGCCGTTCGGTGACCACAATATATAGGGTTATGTGTTTTCGATGATATGGTCCGCGAGGTGCCTCAACAACTGCGAAATATCATCCTTATGATGGGCAAACCACACGGCCTGATCCTGCCGCGTTCGTTTCTTCTCGATGGCCTCGGCCATCTTTATGGCCAGGTCGGCGAAGTCCGGATCGTCATCGAACGGTGACGCCGTTTTCCATTGATCGTAGTTCTCCATTGCTTTAGTCTCCTGGTAAAGCTCGATCGCTTTTCGGGCTTGAATCATCTGCGACATCGACTCGGGGATGAGTTCGTCCGTCTCGATAACGCTGAACTAACACGCCACCGAAGGCGTGTCGTTGTTAAGTGTCTGGTTATCTAAACTGTTTCTACGTTTTAGTTCATTTCTCCAATTTAAAGCAGTAATATCTGCCAATTTATCCATTACCCCAGGCTCAAATAATGGACTCCATTTTTCTCTGTATTGCGACAAATCAAAAAGTGTCAACTGTTCCATTAATTCTCCTTTAGATAATGTTGAATTGAGTGGTAGCCGGAGGCTTTTCCCGGCCATCCAACTCAAATGATTTGTTGTGCGCCCTGATACCGTATCGACATCTAAGCATCGGCCCTAACGGGTTTCCATGTGCCGCTAACATGACATGCCAGGGCGCACAACGTGAAGATCAGCGGTTATAATAACAGTTATTAGGCAGTCCCCAATACTTACACCCCTGGACATGCTCAATGTTTTTACAGGTGCAAATACCCGCTGAATCTTTTGGTTGGAGATTCTGTTGCCCTTTCTGCCAACCTTTTTCAAATGCCTTTTGAAGCCCCTCAGTAAACATCAAGATTTCTTGTGGTGAATGTTTTATTCCTCTCCGTTGAAACCATTCTTTAATTTCTTGTCGATGATACCATCTTGGTATTTTCATACTAAACCTTTAACGATGAAGTCAGTTGCAGCTTGCTGTCAACTGAACTGACAGGTTATCTATTCCAGATTTTTAAGTTCCTCGTAACTCTGCAAAATTTTAATCGCATCCCCGCTTGAAAGTGCTTCGTCTGCTCGACGTAAAGCCTGTTCGATCATCAACTTCCCGAAGTTTCCAGCGGGACCAATGGACTCATACATCGATTTTAACTCTCTTGCCCTTGCCTGTTCTTTTACTATCTCGGTTCCAACGCTTGACATATTTCCTCCATAGATAACATGAAGATCACCCGAGCTTTTCAGTCGGGTGAATTTTCCTGTTGGCGAGTTCCTTTAATTTTTTAACCGTAACTCTGATCCCAAATTCTTCAAGTGCGGACAGCTTGTGATTGAAGGGGATGCCATTTAATATACGAATAAGTGCTTCAGGCGTAGCGTCTCTAATTAAACTTTCTGTATCCATATTTTCTCCCTTAAAAGCCAACGTGGAGTTGAGCTACCCCGTGCGGCTGTTTGCACGGGGTTAGCTCTAACGATTTGTTATATTTTTTTGAGGTAGCACACATCGATGGTGCCGCCGGAATAAGTTTCACCGTCAACATCGTACTCTAATTGGAAGGGTTTACGGAGGTCAGTTTCGGTATTCTTCCTTGTAAAGCCTTTATCCATAAGGGTTAATTCTCTGAGTTTCTTTGACATCTAGTCTCTCCTTATAGATCTGCGACCATCGTTCCAGGATGTCCGCGGCCTCATGCATGGCCTGGGTCTGCTCGGTAATACTGTGAGCACCCGGGGGATCCCTGAGAACTTTGATTATTTCTTTGAGTTCCATCCATCAGGTCCATGGTCGGGCGGCCGCACAGGGTATTGACTGCTGAAGACGTCCAGGTCAGTGTCGTCCATGTGGCGGGCGCCGTTCCGTTTGATGTCGTCCAAAAACAATAGCGTAATTTTCTGGGCTAATAGCTTGGTGACATTTGATCTTAGTACTTCAATCATTACTTGCCCTCTGATTATTTAACTTCTCTTGCTTTCAGTTCGTATTTGCGTTTGTGCTTTCTTTTTATCGATACATCACTGGAGATGTATCCCACGGCCATGCCGAATCCCAAGGCAAACAGGCACCCGAGGGCACCCACCCACCAGGGCGCATTAAGTATCCAATCCATCCTGTTCTCCTCCTATCCTCTCGAGAATGGACTCCGCATACGCAATAACTTCATCCGCATCAACCTGGCCAAAAGTCCCTTGGGCTTTTCTTCTTTTGGCGTGCTTGATGTACAGCATGAGTCGTTCCTCGGGGGGGTGTTGCGGTTTGTATGGAATTCCGGGACCACTGAACGCGGCCCCGGAGATGAGTTGATCGATGTATTGCTTTTCGTTCGACGTATTATATCCCGCTACAGTGGTCATCCCCCCCCCCTGTACGCTACATTTATCTTATCTGAAAGTTGAATGATACCCGGCCCAGGTTGTTGCGCCGGGCGAACCTTTTGGCAGAAAAGCACCGGTAGCATGTGTCGGCGGCCGGGATTCGGTCCAGGACGTTTTTCTTTATCCTCCTGTTGCACCCGGGCGTCTTGCATCTCCGGTCCGACAGTTCGTCATACCTGTAGGGTTTTCGCATTGGACCCCTCCTGTTTTATGAATCTCTTTGCTTACTCCGGCCGGGCCGGGGGAGTTTTTTGCCGGCCGTCTTGTTGATCTGCCGGCCTCTTCTGATTAGTGCGTTTCCGATTTCAATTGCCTGGTTCCCCGACAGGCTGATCGTCTTGACCAGGGTTTCGAAATCAACCATGACCATGTCGCCTTTAATCGCGACCTTCACCTTTATTTCCTGCGGCATGACTCACCTCCTTTATGGTTTTTGGTCTGAGAGATCCCTCCGGTCGAACGGTGGACCAGGTCTATCGAAAGGAAAAACTCGTGAAGTCTGAGATCCATATCGAACGAAGAGGAATTCTTTCTTGAACTCCCTTAGAGACTTAAGTGTTTCTGTATCCGGTCCAGGTACGTTTTCTCCTCAAATATCGTGACCGAACCATCCGGTTTTCGAACCCCGATGCAGTTGGATCTTACTGGGCCATTGATGGTTAACGGGGCACGGGGCACGATATCATCGTTGGATGTTACTTCGTAGCACCATGCTACGATATCATCCTCGAGCCACATCTCATCGTCCTGGCCTTTGTAAACGGTAGCATGTCCCGGGACTGCCGGGACTATCTTAATATTCGACATTGATTTCTCTCTCTCCGTCTCTCACGAATTTGTCGTAGGCCCATGGTGAGATCCACACACACCGGGGTCCCGGTTCGATGCACGACTCCGGGACTTTGTATATCTTGCCGGTCTTGGCGGATGTCACCCACACGACTCGGCCTAATGTCTCGATGTCTGAAATGTCCAACCTTATGCAGGGCTTTTGTCCCATGATAGAGGCCGTTTTTTCCGGTTGAATTCCCTCATCCTAGGGGCACGGCCGCGTGTCCGGTCCTGGTTGAACCGATCAACCTGGCCCAGACATATTCCACACTGGCCGATCAGGAGGCCATGGCGGCACCGGGATCCCGGCGGCGTCGTCTCCCGTTGTTTAGGATCCTTTCGCATGTCAGGCATTTCGACTCCGGCTCAATCAGATTGTCATCGCATCCAGGCCGCTTGAACTCACACCACAGCTTGCACAGTGATAATCCATCTCTATAGAAATGATACTTGTTGCTCTGCCTATTGAAGATCCACATTATAAACTCCCGTTATGCCGCTTTTTTCCCTTCCGTGTTTTTGCGTTTCTTTAAGATCTCCATACACCGTTTGCAGTTCTCCTGGATATCGTCGTATTTTGTTAAGAGTTCGAGTTCGCCCAGACGGACCCATTGCTTGCACAATGACCGGCCATTGACAAAGTAGTGACGTTTCGTCACGTTCGTTAACCATGCCCATCCTTCCATTGTCGTTATCTCCTCCGTTTTGTTTTGAGCGGATATCTCTTCCGGATATTCTGGGGCACAAAGGTATAGAGGGCGTAAGACACTCCGTACTGGCCCTTGGTGACTGCCTCGATATATTGCTCGATTCTTTTTTCCTGGGGGGTGATGAGTAGGGTGTGGATGCAGTCACTGCAGACAATATCGACGTCCGGGTCTGAATTCCGGTCGGAGGGTTCTTCCTTCTGACAGATCAGGCATGTTTTCATTCTTCTCGTTCCCTTCTGTAATAGAGCTTTTCGCCCGACCTGGGATCCCGGATGTAACCTTTGTCTTTCGAGGGCCGGCGGGAAGGGAGCATCGAGCGCAGACTCTGATTGGCGAGTTTGAGTTGTCTGATAGTCTTGTTATTAGTATTAATGGCCTTCCGGATCTGGATCTCCGGCGGGTTCATGGGCTTGACGGCCATGACTTTTACCTCCTGTCTGATCGTCGTCGGACTTTTGTCCGACCGCAAAAAAAAATGGTCGGAAAAGAATCCGACCAAAGTCTTATTGCCTTCTGTCTTCAAACCTCACATGATCAACCAGACTCGGATTGGCCCTGACCGTATCTATCCCGAGCATGATACAGCACCGGATGATCTCACTCGCGGACTTGTCAGTCTCCACGGTCAACCGGCCGATGAGATCCTTGAGGGCCTCGGTACACTTGAAGGTGATTTTCGTCTCATTCATTTTCAAATAATTCCTCCGTTGGAACCCGATAGAATTTGGAAAGCTTTTTTTGGATCAGTGCGTTGTGACGGTGATCGTTCAGATGGGCCGTCACATTTTTGGCCGTGGTTCCGATCTCCTCCGCGATTGCTTTCTGATGGATCCCGGTCAGTTTGGGCAGTGCCTTTCGGATGTTGGTCAGGGGGAAACCCAACGACTTGAGTTCAACGACGGCCGCATGGACATTTTTCATGGAAAAAGACCTCAAAAAGCTTGAGTTTTCGGTTGGATGGTGTATCCTTGGATACAACATGTTGTATGCGGGGGGTTTATACTACACTATAGACAGGGTTGTCAATTAAAATATGGCTAAAGACAAGAAAACGGTCCATTATTCTGATTTATCGAAGAAATTCATAGAGTTACTTGAAAGTAAACGCGGGACCGCGGCTAAGATGGCAAAGACGGTCAATAAAAATGCGAGTTTTTTCAGTGAGATAAAGCGAGGCAAGCCGGTAAACGCGGAACATCTGAGGGCCGCGGGTCTGGTCTTCGGCCCCGGGAAGGTCGCCGAATTGTTGTCTATAGACACCGTAAAATTCCGTGAGGATCCCAAATCCGGTTCTGGATCGACGATCTCGGACACCCGCGACCATGAAGCCGTAAAATTAAAATTGATCGATGGTCAAGGCCAAAACGGGGCAAACGGCATCGATTTCAAGAAGTGCCTGGAGTCAAAGAGGTGTGCACGGCCCTGGTGGCATTTGGTAATGGGTTACCAGTTGGGGGAGGACGGGAGGATCCCCTCGTGAATGATCTCGAAATCTTTCCATCGATGCCATTCATCCGCGAGGGTGTCTGGGTTCGTGCCCATGAACTGATCATGCCGGGCACCGATCATGTGCAGATACTCCGCGACGAGTTCGGAGCACACGCAGAACTTGCCGCGCCAGGTGAGGTATTTGGCCAGGGGTGGGATCAACTGAAAAGGCAATCTCCAGATGGGATAAACCTGGCCCTCGTGCTTTTTTCGCAGTTTGTAAATAGCTGTTTCGGCCTTGAACTCGAGGGTCCAGGGGTGGCCGGTATACCGGGCAACCAGGACGTTTTCGCCGGCGTAGGCCTCAAATAGATTCTGGTTTTTAACAGTCCACAGGGCTTCAAGGGTGTCCCCGAGGTCCGATGTGATGATGCCGGCGTGCGAGTATTCCGACCGGTTGTCCCTGGACCATACTTTCTGAACCGCGTTGATCGCGATCCCGAGGGCCATGGGGTTTTTTGTCGTGAAGAAATCTCCGAGCTTTACATTTATCATGCCGGCCTCAATAGACAGGTGTATCACTGATGATCAATTCCGGATCGAGGGACGTTATCCTCAAATGGACATGCGGCGTGACGCCCGGATACTTCCGGCTGATGTCCTGGGCGACGCCGACCCTGTGCCCGATATTGACGGTCGTTCCGATCAAGCATGGATCCGGTTGCACATAGAATAGTTTCGCCTTGCATCGGCGGCCGACCAGGTAGACCCCGGAATATCCCACGCATGGTTTGGCCTCTCGCTCAACCAGTGCGGTAAACGGCATGACCACTTCCTGGCCGACTTCAGCCTCGTAATCTGTACCGTCGTGCCGGTACTCGATCTGGTGGCCATCGACCGTCTTGGTGCGCCGGACACCATAATATCCCGCGCCGCGGGAATCATTCCGGATTTTTCTTCCTGTCGGGTTCACCAGATACATTCCGGCCTCCGGTCTGCAGGTTGTCATTGCCGTTAAACAACGGGCAGTGTTTCTGTATCCGGTCCAGGAAGGAATCCCCCTGGCCGAACCTTCTTTCCATGCGTAGCATCTGACCGAGGATCAGGACCAGGACCGCGCCGTTTGCTAAGAGGTAAGGTGTCTCCGGTTCAATCATCATTTTTATTTTCCTGGTAGAAAATCATTTGGAGTATAAATTAAAAGATCGCGCAAAATTCGCTTGTTCTTCCGCTGAAAGGACCCGGCTAAAGAGGGCCAGGGTCGCTTGTTCTCCGTCCCACAACCACGCGGACCCTTCGTTTAAAGATCCTATTTCGGCGGCGATAGGACCGTCATAGATTGCCGCGGGAAATGCGCCGTTTGTAGTGGACGCGACGGGGAGACCGTTAAAATACAATACCACGGTTTGTGTACTGGCATCGTAAGAAAAGCCGGCGATAAACCAGTTCGTTTGACCATTCGGCACAACCGCGGCGTCGCTATCCTCATAATTAGTGATGTCCGCGCCGTCGTCGTCAGCGTAAAACCTTAGTGTCCCTGTGGTCGAAATACAAAACAGATAACAGGATCGGGCATTGAAGGAGTCCCATCGAGCTAACATTCCGTGGCCTGAGCCGGGTGTCACCCCATCATCCATACGCGCGACCACAAACCCGCTTATATCTCCGGTTATGTTGAATCCGGTTTTATAGATTTTAATCGAAACAATATCTTTATGAGCAAACCCCGTTTCGACGGTTGTCCAGTTTTCGGTTGTCCCTCCGGGCGTTGTGGTTATGTGAACTCCGGTTGCGGGGCAGTCCGTGACTTTCCTTAATGAGACATCATCAAAACGTGTATGCGCCCCTGGTGTTGATCGACCATAAAAATCAAGGTCCACAGTTTCCGCATTAAAATAACCCGAAAATTCGGCCCATATTGTGTCTACCTGGGACTGGCTGAGTTGAGTCCCGCCCGTATTCCAATAGCCCGTGGCCTGGGTCGCGTCAATATTTTTCATCCACCATGACGTATAGTACAGGGTGCCAATCGTTTGACCGGAAACGGTTTGTCTTAATGTGTCGCTTGAAACACCATACAAAGAGTCTAATGCCGCGGATCCGGCACCGCCCGTCCTTTCATCTGCAACGCTTGCCAGGGTCGCGCCGTTTAATGCCGTCCATGAACTCGGCGGGTCCCCGCTTTCCATATTGCCATTAACCATTAACTCACTTCCTAAAGCTAACAC